CAGCGTCTGCGAATAGAATTCTTCACAGATGCTCTCACTACATGACCGAGTCGATCTCCCTGTAGAAAACGGGGAGGGACTCTAGCAACAACAAATGATTGCAGCAGTAGTGAGTCGCTCTTCGGAATGGTCCTCTTAGATGTGCTGAAAGGCACATCAGTGAGTACTTCGATCCTTTGGAGGTTCGGGTTCCATCGCCTCTTCAGATGATGGTTGCCGACACTAAAGAAATCGAGCCAACCGAAGGCACCAGAGCCGATAGGCACATTAGCTATCGCAAAACGCTTTAGCGAATGAACTCTCGACTTTACGTACTCTGATGTCCTAAAATAACCTTGCAAAGCAAAGTTATTCGAAGTGTCAACAGAGGACATAATCGACCCTGGTCGGGACACATCAGGATGAGTTACGGTATACGTAGGAGTGACCAAATGGCCATCATACGCATCCGAACCGCAAGACTCACGAAACTTTCCAGAATCGTAGGTCTTGTTACGGTTAACCTCGAGACCGAGGTAACTCAGCATATCCTGAAGTACAACCCAAGAGTCCATGGGAACGATCATATCGTCACCAAAGACTTGGACCTCCCTTGAGGCCCTACGCACAGAGCCAATTGTCACTGGCCGGTTGCGAGCAAAAAGCAAGCAACCGACGGCGATAATGGCGAAGGCATAGGACTGTACAGGAAAGGTACACGCCGAACCCATACAAGCAAACTTCCTCAATTTATGAAAAGAGGGAGAGCACTTGTCGATGGATTGAGTAATCCATCGGCTCCGCGAAGCTTGAAGGGCATCTAATAAGGAAGAATTCGACCTTACGAGACGCTCGACGAGCCAGCAAGAGAGACGATCTGATGCAGAGGACAAGTCCACTGTAACATGCGTCTGTGTATGGGAAGCACTGATAGCAGACTCCTGATTGACCGTCTGGTCACGGAAGTGAATAGACGGAAAAATCGGTGTGTTTGCCAATCGGTTGGTCAAAAAGGCGAGGATGGTCTGCTGGCACCATTGATGTGCTACAGGCTCAGCGGCAACTAGCCGAGGAGCCTTTAGCGTCTTTGGGACAGAGATCAGCCTCACTGGAGGCTCATGGTCCGAATAGGAACCATAAGTCCCCTGACCACTAACAAAGCGCGACCACTCGTATGGGCTTGAAAACCCAAATGAGTCGAGTGGGAACACTCTGTTAAGCTTAGCAGGCCAGTTAGGAAAGTCATACTTAAATTGAGTATGACGCTGGTCGGCTACGGCTCCAGGTCCATGCTTAGCTCCCCAGTCGGCACCTTCGAAGGCGCCGATGGTTCCGAAGACGATGTCGGCAACCGATTGGATGCTGTCGTCGACTCCGGGATTACCGGGGAGGGGGTGATGGTCAAACCTCTCGTCGTCGAGATGACGGAAAAGAGGAAGACGATCACTAGGGTAACCGTACCTAGCATCCCCAATATGAAGATGCCTAGCACGATCAACCCTGAAGTCGTCCTCGTCCCAGTTAAGGGATGGAGAGCGAACTTCCCAGTCCGTTCCGAAGAATTCATGAACTTGTTTCCATGTTCGTGAATCGTTACAGGGAACCTTTACCTTCTTAGCTGCATAATACAGCTGGCGAAGATATCGGATAGCCTGAACGTTCGGTTCAGCTCTAAGCACTCCAAGCGTATCGAAGACAAGAAGTAGCAGCCCCTTGAATAGTCTTGGGATTGCACTCTCCTTCTTATAGGACTTCTGTTGAGGAAGCCCTGAAGGAGTTAGTTGTCCAGTTGAGAGGCACCGATCGAAGTGCTTACCAACTTCAGGAAGGTCTATCATAAGGAATGGTAAACCTCTCTGTTCGATACTTGAGAGCAAGCGAGATAAATCCCGCTCACAATCATGTCGGAGATCAGGGAAGTACTCGACGATGTCAGAAAACATCGCCTTGTATAGTCCCTGAAGATGATTGACATAGCTTTTCATGTAATGATCCTTCAATTAGGGTCAGAAACATCTATGGCTATGCTCACCCGTCTCCTAGGAAGGAGCCTTAGGGCGTTACGAGAACGCCTTACGATTCCTTGCCCAGCAACTTGGCTGCGATACCACCAGCTTTTACCATGTAGAAGCTCATGGCCTCAGACAAGTCGATGACATCTGCTGCGACTTCATACGGGCTATTACGCACCGTATAAATAATCTCAGTCAGAAGACCAAGCGGAAAGGTGACTGTTGGCT